CCCGTTCCTGATGGTGTGGCGATGACGGGTACCGGTAATCCGTTCCTGATGTCGTACTTCACTCAGACCACTGACGGCAGAGTGAATCTGATGCATCACAGGAAAGCCGGAAACACGAAGCTGGGGGAGTTCGGCGATTACGGTAACGACTGGCAGACGCTGGAGCTGGTGTTCACCGCCGGCAGTGCCACGGTTACTCCGAAACTGAATGGAGTGGCTGGCCCGGCATTCCAGGTTATAAAAGACAGTCTGACACTGGGACTGAATGCGCTGACGCTGACGGATGTTACAAAAAATGCAGCGTATGGCGTTGAGATAGAAAGTCTGGTGCTGGAGATAAATGCACCGGCATCATCATAAAAAGTGAGCCAGTCAAATGGAAGGTATCGTTAAACTCACCGGTAGTGTCAGTGGGTCGTCTGAGACGCCTGCATGAGTTATCAGAGCCATCAGTAGTTAACTGGTGGCTTTTTTATTGTTGTCAGCTTCCGGATAACGGGAGACGGGGTATGTACCAGATGGAAAAAATCACAACAGGTGTGTCATACACCACGTCAGCGGTGGGGACGGGATACTGGTTACTGCAGCTGCTGGACAAAGTCTCTCCGTCCCAGTGGGTGGCAATAGGCGTGCTGGGGAGTCTGCTGTTTGGTCTGCTGACGTACCTGACGAACCTGTATTTCAAAATCAGAGAAGACCGGCGTAAGGCGGCGCGGGGAGAGTAGACGATGAACCATGAAGAAATGAATCAGCGCATAAGTTGCCTGGAAAATGAAATCACTGAACTGAATAAAAAACTGTCGGTGCTGATGGTTTCTGAAGATGAAAAAAAACGCCGCGATGAGCAGGAAGCAGCGTTTTACGATGATTGCATCAAAATTGCTCGCAGGACCTTTGCGAAGATTTTGCAGGAAAAGTTTTTACCGACCGCATTGTCAGAAAAGTACTCCATTACAGTTAAAAGTGCCGGAGAGGAAGGCAATAAACGTTATTTTATTGCGTCTGCACCGGATAAAGACCAGGAATGGGGGGATAATCGGCCATCTTTTATTGTGACAAGCGATGACTGGAATATCACGATCCGTGAAGATGGAAAAGTAACACCAGCATCGCACCAGCACAGTGAGGCGCTCATTGAATTTGCCATTGATTACCTGAAGAACAATAAAAAGCAGGGACTAATGAAGCGCATTGGTCGTTGCATGGGATATCTGCAGGTAGCTGCTGAGATTGAAGCGCTGGCCAGTGGTGCGGACAAGGATGCAGTTGTGCGGGAGGCTCTTCTTCGTGATTTTGATAATCCGCCCTTTAAAAAAGTGCCGGCTTACTGGTTTCATCCAGGACTGACTTATCTTAAAGGACGTATATAAGCTGGCTCGTTATCTGTTGCCGGATAATCGACGGAAGATGCGTTCTTTTTGTGATTTGGCGTAATGATGATCCCACTCACATTCAAGGTAGTTTAATTCTTCGTTTAACCAGTCATTTATATTGTCTTTCAGACGTAGAAGCATGGCTGGTGTTAATATTCTGGACATAATGTCGAGAGTTGGTGGTGTGAGGTGTCCATACGGCTCAGCCTGAATGGATTTTACTGCTTCGTGGTTTTGCTGAATGAGTTTAAGGAATGCTGATTTAAATTGTTCATTCATGGCCTGCATGCAGGCGGTATATTTATGTTCATCGTTATACATTGCTAAATCCTCGACGGGAATTGTCAGATATATTTCAGCCATCAGGTAAAACACCAGTGCCCACCACTGGCGGGCTGAAGACTTAACATATCCAGGGATTCGGAACCGATAAATCCTGATAAATATCCATGAACACCAAAATCAAATACGGTCTGTCGGCTGCCGTTCTGGCGCTGATTGCCGCAGGTGCGCCTGCGCCTGAAATCCTCGACCAGTTTCTGGATGAAAAGGAAGGTAACCACACCACGGCATACCGTGATGGTGCGGGGATCTGGACCATCTGCCGTGGAGCCACCCGGGTGGATGGTAAGCCTGTTATTCCTGGCATGAAGCTGTCAAAGGAAAAATGCGACCGGGTTAACGCCATTGAACGTGATAAGGCGCTGGCATGGGTGGCGAAAAACATCAAAGTGCCACTGACTGAACCCCAGAAAGCGGGGATCGCGTCATTCTGCCCGTATAACATTGGCCCCGGTAAGTGTTTCCCGTCGACGTTTTATAAACGAATTAATGCAGGCGATCGCAGGGGAGCGTGTGAAGCGATTCGCTGGTGGATTAAGGATGGTGGCAGAGACTGCCGTATCCGCTCAAACAACTGTTACGGTCAGATATCCCGTCGTGACCAGGAGAGCGCGCTGACGTGCTGGGGAATCGACAGATAAGCAGAATATTTTGCTGAAAAATGACGTTGACCAACGCGGACGGATAACACGAAATCCTGCGAACTGGCAAAACCTAAGTGAATAAAAGTAAAACCCCGTTTGTTGGCAGCAAGCGGGGTTTTGTGTTTCTGACCTTGGATAAGGCAAGGGAGAACATGGAAAAGTATAAACGAATTCTGTTGAGGTTGACTATGAAAAACGGCCTTGAACTGAAAGCGCCTGTAACTGATGACATCAGCAGAGCGCTGGCTTTTGCTATTAAGTGGGTGGCGGTCGGTATTGCTGTGTCTCCGATGCTGTATGGGCTGGCAAAACTGGTCATTGCGTTGAAATCGTGAAGAGGATTAAGCATGTCAGACAAGCTCATAACGCTGGCGAAGATCCTCTGTGTAATCGTCGGCATTTCATTTTCACTAATGCTGGTTGCTCTTAGGCTGGATGATGTTGTCTTCGTCGGGGATGCTGGGGTGAGGGGGATATGAACCGTGTTCTGTGTGTGGTGATTATTGTCCTGCTGGTAGCCTGTGGTGCGCTTGGTCTGGGGCTGAATCATTACCGCGATAACGCCATCACCTACAAAGCGCAGCGCGATAAAAAAGTCAGAGAGCTGGAGCTGGCGAACGCGACAATTACTGATATGCAGATACGCCAGCGTGATGTCGCTGCGCTCGATGCAAAATACTCGAAGGAATTAGCCGATGCGAGAGCTGAAAATGAAACTCTGCGTGCTGATGTTGCCGCTGGTCGTAAGCGCCTGCGGATCAACGCCACCTGCCCCGGTACCGTGCGTGAAGCCACCGGCACCTCCGGCGTGGATAATGCAACCGGCCCCCGACTGGCAGACACCGCTGAACGGGATTATTTCATCCTCAGAGAACGGTTGATGATGATGCAGAAGCAGCTGGAAGGGGCGCAGGAATATATCCGCACTCAGTGTATTAACTAGTATTTTTGTTATCCGGAGAATGCATGAAGAAATTACTGGTAACCGTAAAGCCTTTTCAGGGAACAATTCCGTTCCGTGTTTTGCAGCGTGGTCGTGTTCTTATTGAAGGTTCGTTCAGTGGTAAATGTACGCAATTACACTCCCGGACCTTTCAGGTGAATGCCACGAATGAAGAGCTAACCGTGGAGTGTACGATGAATGCCGCTAAATGCCGCATGGCATCCGCTGCATTACAGCCAGTGTGTTGAGCGACCTTATTATCCATGCGCGGTATTGTCGCCGTATTCCCGTATTAACAGAGACCGCAGCCCGACAGGGAGACTCCTCTGCGCGAGTGTGCGGGGATAATCAAAAACGATACACACCGGGGTTTACCGCGTTAACGGAGCGCGGCGTTGTCCCCTCATGGTCGCTGGTCCGGTGCGATGGTGGAAGAAACTGGATTTTGTTGCAACTGATAATCATTATTGTTTTCGCGGGTCCTTTCCGGCGATCCGGGCCGTTACGGGGCGGCGACCTCGCGGGTTTTCGCTATTTATGAAAATTTTCCGGGGAAAATCATGTCGGTACTTCTCGAACATAACTATTTGTTTTTTCTAATATCGAATCCGTAAAGGTCCGACATGAAAACGCCTGAAAAAGTCATTTTCGGGCACTTTCATGTCGGATCCTGTATTTGTTGTGAGACTGTTTCATGAAGGTTAATAAAAAGAAACTTGCCGAAATTTTCAACGTGGATCCGCGAACGATTGAACGCTGGCAGTCTCAGGGGCTCCCTTGCGTCTCCGGAGGTGGTAAGGGCGTTGAATCTGTATTTGATACCGCCACGGCAATTCAGTGGTATGCGCAGAGGGAAGCTGATATCGAAAATGAAAAACTCCGTAAAGAGGTTGAGGATTACAGGGCTGCCAGCGAGGCAGATCTCCAGCCTGGGACTATTGAGTACGAACGCCATCGACTTACGCGTGCGCAGGCTGACGCCCAGGAGCTGAAGAATGCCAGAGACTCCGCAGAAGTGGTGGAAACCGCATTCTGTACTTTCGTGCTGTCACGGATCGCAGGTGAAATTGCCAGTATTCTTGACGGGATCCCTCTCTCAGTACAGCGGCGTTTTCCGGAACTGGAAAACCGACATGTTGATTTCCTGAAACGGGATATTATCAAAGCCATGAACAAAGCAGCCGCGCTGGATGAACTGATACCGGGGTTGCTGAGTGAATATATCGAACAGTCAGATTGATATTCTGCGGCGTGATGTACGCGCCGGGCTGCGAGCCCTGTTCAGGCCGGAGCCACAGACTGCCGTTGAATGGGCGGATGCCAGTTACTATCTCCCGAAAGAATCCGCATACCAGGAAGGGCGCTGGGAAACACTGCCCTTTCAGCGGGCTATCATGAATGCGATGGGCAGCGACTACATCCGCGAGGTGAATGTGGTGAAGTCTGCCCGTGTTGGTTATTCAAAAATGCTGCTGGGTGTTTATGCTTACTTCATAGAGCATAAGCAGCGTAACACCCTTATCTGGTTGCCGACGGATGGTGATGCCGAGAACTTTATGAAAACCCACGTCGAGCCTACCATCCGCGATATTCCGTCGCTGCTGTCTCTGGCCCCGTGGTATGGCAAAAAGCACCGGGATAACACGCTCACTATGAAGCGTTTCACCAATGGTCGTGGTTTCTGGTGCCTTGGCGGTAAAGCGGCAAAAAACTACCGTGAAAAGTCGGTTGATGTGGCGGGTTATGATGAACTTGCTGCCTTTGATGAGGATATTGAACAGGAAGGCTCTCCGACGTTCCTGGGTGACAAGCGTATTGAAGGCTCGGTCTGGCCAAAGTCCATCCGTGGCTCCACGCCCAAAGTGAGAGGCACCTGCCAGATTGAGCGTGCAGCCAGTGAATCCCCGCATTTTATGCGTTTTCATGTTGCCTGCCCGCACTGCGGGGAGGAGCAGTATCTTAAATTTGGCGACAAAGAGACGCCGTTTGGCCTCAAATGGACGCCGGATGACCCCTCCAGCGTGTTTTATCTCTGCGAGCATAATGCCTGCGTCATCCGCCAGCAGGAGCTGGACTTTACTGATGCCCGTTATATCTGCGAAAAGACCGGGATCTGGACCCGTGATGGCATTCTCTGGTTTTCGTCATCCGGTGAAGAGATTGAGCCGCCGGACAGTGTGACCTTTCACATCTGGACGGCGTACAGCCCGTTCACCACCTGGGTGCAGATTGTCAAAGACTGGATGAAGACGAAAGGGGATACGGGAAAACGTAAAACCTTCGTGAACACCACGCTCGGTGAGACATGGGAAGCGAAAATTGGCGAACGTCCGGATGCTGAGGTGATGGCGGAGCGGAAAGAGCATTATTCAGCGCCCGTTCCTGACCGTGTGGCTTACCTGACCGCCGGTATCGACTCCCAGCTGGACCGCTACGAAATGCGCGTATGGGGATGGGGGCCGGGTGAGGAAAGCTGGCTGATTGACCGGCAGATTATTATGGGCCGCCACGACGATGAACAGACGCTGCTGCGTGTGGATGAGGCCATCAATAAAACCTATACCCGCCGGAATGGTGCAGAAATGTCGGTATCCCGTATCTGCTGGGATACTGGCGGGATTGACCCGACCATTGTGTATGAACGCTCGAAAAAACATGGGCTGTTCCGGGTGATCCCCATTAAAGGGGCATCCGTCTACGGAAAGCCGGTGGCCAGCATGCCACGTAAGCGAAACAAAAACGGGGTTTACCTTACCGAAATCGGTACGGATACCGCGAAAGAGCAGATTTATAACCGCTTCACACTGACGCCGGAAGGGGATGAACCGCTTCCCGGTGCCGTTCACTTCCCGAATAACCCGGATATTTTTGATCTTACCGAAGCGCAGCAACTGACTGCTGAAGAGCAGGTCGAAAAATGGGTGGATGGCAGGAAAAAAATACTGTGGGACAGCAAAAAGCGACGCAATGAGGCGCTCGACTGCTTCGTTTATGCGCTGGCGGCGCTGCGCATCAGTATTTCCCGCTGGCAGCTGGATCTCAGTGCACTGCTGGCGAGCCTGCAGGAAGAGGATGGTGCAGCAACCAACAAGAAAACACTGGCAGATTACGCCCGTGCCTTATCCGGAGAGGATGAATGACGCGACAGGAAGAACTTGCCGCTGCCCGTGCGGCACTGCATGACCTGATGACAGGAAAACGGGTGGCAACGGTACAGAAAGACGGACGGCGAGTGGAGTTTACGACCACTTCCGTGTCTGACCTGAAAAAATACATTGCTGAGCTGGAAGTGCAGACCGGCATGACACAGCGACGCAGGGGACCAGCAGGATTTTATGTATGAAAATGTCCACCATTCCCACCCTTCTGGGGCCGGACGGCATGACATCGCTGCGTGAATATGCCGGTTATCACGGCGGTGGCAGCGGATTTGGTGGGCAGTTGCGGGCGTGGAACCCACCGGGTGAAAGTGTGGATGCAGCCCTGCTGCCCAACTTTACCCGTGGCAATGCCCGCGCAGACGATCTGGTACGCAATAACGGCTATGCCGCCAACGCCATCCAGTTGCATCAGGATCATATCGTCGGGTCTTTTTTCCGGCTCAGTCATCGCCCAAGCTGGCGCTATCTGGGCATCGGGGAGGAAGAAGCCCGTGCCTTTTCCCGCGAGGTTGAAGCGGCATGGAAAGAGTTTGCCGAAGATGACTGTTGCTGCATTGACGTTGAGCGAAAACGCACGTTTACCATGATGATTCGGGAAGGTGTGGCCATGCACGCCTTTAACGGTGAACTGTTCGTTCAGGCCACCTGGGATACCAGTCCGTCGCGGCTTTTCCGGACACAGTTCCGGATGGTCAGCCCGAAGCGCATCAGCAACCCGAACAATACCGGCGACAGCCGGAACTGCCGTGCCGGTGTGCAGATTAATGACAGCGGTGCGGCGCTGGGATATTACGTCAGCGAGGACGGGTATCCTGGCTGGATGCCGCAGAAATGGACATGGATACCCCGTGAATTACCCGGCGGGCGCGCCTCGTTCATTCACGTTTTTGAACCCGTGGAGGACGGGCAGACCCGCGGTGCAAATGTGTTTTACAGCGTAATGGAGCAGATGAAGATGCTCGACACGCTGCAGAACACGCAGCTGCAGAGCGCCATTGTGAAGGCGATGTATGCCGCCACCATTGAAAGTGAGCTGGATACGCAGTCAGCGATGGATTTTATTCTGGGCGCGAACAGTCAGGAGCAGCGGGAAAGGCTGACGGGCTGGATTGGTGAAATTGCCGCGTATTACGCCGCAGCACCGGTCCGTCTGGGAGGCGCAAAAGTGCCGCACCTGATGCCGGGGGACTCACTGAACCTGCAGACGGCTCAGGACACGGATAACGGCTACTCCGTGTTTGAGCAGTCACTGTTGCGGTATATCGCTGCCGGGCTGGGTGTCTCGTATGAGCAGCTTTCCCGGAATTACGCCCAGATGAGCTACTCCACGGCACGGGCCAGTGCGAACGAGTCGTGGGCGTACTTTATGGGGCGGCGAAAATTCGTCGCATCCCGTCAGGCGAGCCAGATGTTTCTGTGCTGGCTGGAAGAGGCCATCGTTCGCCGCGTGGTGACGTTACCTTCAAAAGCGCGCTTCAGCTTTCAGGAAGCCCGCAGTGCCTGGGGGAACTGCGACTGGATAGGCTCCGGTCGTATGGCCATCGATGGTCTGAAAGAAGTTCAGGAAGCGGTGATGCTGATAGAAGCCGGACTGAGCACCTACGAGAAAGAGTGCGCGAAACGCGGTGACGACTATCAGGAAATTTTTGCCCAGCAGGTCCGTGAAACGATGGAGCGCCGTGCAGCCGGTCTTAAACCGCCCGCCTGGGCGGCTGCGGCATTTGAATCCGGACTGCGACAATCAACAGAGGAGGAGAAGAGTGACAGCAGAGCTGCGTAATCTCCCGCATATTGCCAGCATGGCTTTTAATGAGCCGCTGATGCTTGAACCCGCCTATGCGCGGGTTTTCTTTTGTGCGCTTGCAGGCCAGCTTGGGATCAGCCGCCTGACGGATGCAGTATCCGGCGACAGCCTGACTGCCGGAGAGGCACCCGCGGCGCTGGCGTTATCCGGTGATGATGACGGACCACGACAGGCCCGCAGTTATCAGGTCATGAACGGCATCGCCGTGCTGCCGGTGTCCGGTACGCTGGTCAGCCGGACGCGGGCGCTGCAGCCGTATTCGGGAATGACCGGTTACAACGGCATTATCGCCCGTCTGCAACAGGCTGCCAGCGATCCGATGGTGGACGGCATTCTGCTGGATATGGACACACCGGGCGGGATGGTGGCGGGAGCATTTGACTGTGCTGACATCATTGCCCGTGTGCGAGACATAAAACCGGTATGGGCGCTGGCCAACGACATGAACTGCAGTGCAGGTCAGCTGCTTGCCAGCGCCGCCTCCCGGCGTCTGGTCACGCAGACCGCCCGGACAGGCTCCATCGGCGTCATGATGGCTCACAGTAATTACGGTGCTGCGCTGGAGAAACAGGGCGTGGAAATCACGCTGATTTACAGCGGCAGCCATAAGGTGGATGGCAACCCCTACAGCCATCTACCGGATGATGTCCGGGAAACACTGCAGTCCCGGATGGATGCAACCCGCCGGATGTTTGCACAGAAGGTGTCGGCATATACCGGCCTGTCCGTGCAGGCTGTGCTGGATACCGAGGCTGCAGTGTACAGCGGTCAGGAGGCCATTGATGCCGGACTGGCTGATGAACTTGTGAACAGTACCGATGCGATCACCGTCATGCGTGATGCACTGGATGCACGTAAATCCCGTCTCTCAGGAGGGCGAATGACCAAAGAGACTCAATCAACAACTGTTTCAGCCACTGCTTCGCAGGCTGACGTTACTGGCGTGGTGCAAGCGACGGAGGGCGAGAACGCCAGCGCTGCGCAGCCGGACGTGAACGCGCAGATCACCGCAGCGGTTGCGGCAGAAAACAGTCGCATTATGGGGATCCTCAACTGTGAGGAGGCTCACGGACGCGAAGAACAGGCATGCGTGCTGGCCGAAACCCCCGGTATGACCGTGGAAACGGCCCGCCGTATTCTGGCCGCAGCACCACAGAGTGCACAGGCGCGCAGTGACACTGCGCTGGATCGTCTGATGCAGGGGGCACCGGCACCGCTGGCTGCAGGTAACCCGGCATCTGATGCCGTTAACGATTTGCTGAACACACCAGTGTAAGGGATGTTTATGACGAGCAAAGAAACCTTTACCCATTACCAGCCGCTGGGCAACAGTGACCCGGCTCATACCGCAACCGCGCCCGGCGGATTGAGTGCGAAAGCGCCTGCAATGACCCCGCTGATGCTGGACACCTCCACCCGTAAGCTGGTTGCGTGGGATGGCACCACCGACGGTGCTGCCGTTGGCATTCTTGCAGTTGCTGCTGACCAGACCAGCACCACACTGACGTTCTACAAGTCCGGCACGTTCCGTTATGAGGATGTGCTCTGGCCGGAGGCTGCCAGCGACGAGACGAAAAAACGGACCGCGTTTGCCGGAACGGCAATCAGCATCGTTTAACCTGACCCTTCATCACTAAAGGCCGCCTGTGCGGCTTTTTTTACGGGATTTTTTTATGTCGATGTACACAACCGCCCAGCTGCTGGCGGCAAATGAGCAGAAATTTAAGTTTGATCCGCTGTTTCTGCGTCTCTTTTTCCGTGAGAGCTATCCCTTCACTACGGAGAAAGTCTATCTCTCACAAATTCCGGGACTGGTAAACATGGCGCTGTACGTTTCGCCGATTGTTTCCGGTGAGGTTATCCGTTCCCGTGGCGGCTCCACCTCTGAATTTACGCCGGGATATGTCAAACCCAAGCATGAAGTGAATCCGCAGATGACCCTGCGTCGCCTGCCGGATGAAGATCCGCAGAATCTGGCGGACCCGGCTTACCGCCGCCGTCGCATCATCATGCAGAACATGCGTGACGAAGAGCTGGCCATTGCTCAGGTCGAAGAGATGCAGGCAGTTTCTGCCGTGCTCAAGGGCAAATACACCATGACCGGTGAAGCCTTCGATCCGGTTGAGGTGGATATGGGCCGCAGTGCGACGAACAACATCACGCAGTCCGGCGGCACGGAGTGGAGCAAGCGTGACAAGTCCACGTATGACCCGACCGACGATATCGAAGCCTACGCGCTGAACGCCAGCGGCGTGGTGAATATCATCGTGTTTGACCCGAAAGGCTGGGCGCTGTTCCGTTCCTTCAAAGCCGTCAGGGAGAAGCTGGATACCCGTCGCGGCTCTCATTCCGAACTGGAGACAGCGGTAAAAGACCTGGGCAAAGCGGTGTCTTATAAGGGAATGTATGGCGATGTGGCCATCGTCGTGTATTCCGGACAGTACGTGGAAAACGGCGTCAAAAAGAACTTCCTGCCGGACAACACGATGGTGCTGGGTAACACTCATGCACGCGGTCTGCGCACCTATGGCTGTATTCAGGATGCGGATGCATTGAGTGAGGGTATTAATGCGTCTCCCCGTTATCCGAAAAACTGGAAGACATCCGGCGATCCGGCGCGAGAGTTCACCATGATTCAGTCAGCACCGCTGATGCTGCTGGCTGATCCTGATGAGTTCGTGTCCGTTCAACTGGCGTAATCATGGCCCTTAGGGGCCATTTTCTCTCTGTGGAGGAGTCCATGACGAAAGATGAACTGATTGCCCGTCTCCGGTCGCTGGGTGAGCAACTGAACCGTGATGTCAGCCTGACGGGGACGAAAGAAGAACTGGCGCTCCGTGTGGCAGAGCTGGAAGAGGAGCTTGATGACACGGATGA